TTGACCAGCGAGGGCTTAAACTCCTCAATTGCGTCGATGACGTGCCCGACCACCGTCATGGTGTCGTCGCCCCGGTGCCGGATCAGCTTGACGATGTCGCGCCCCTGCCGCACGGCGATGACCGTTGCGTCTGCCCCGAACCGCGCCGGGTCTACGCCGATCACAATCGGCGCCGACTGGTCCATATGCTTGGCCCGTTTCATTGCGTCGTCGACCACGCCGATGCTAATGAACTGATCGTCGCCCTCGTTCGGGAACTGACCATACACCTCGACGTGCGCCTGACTGCTGTCTGGCCCGTATTCCGCGATGATCTGCTCATACACCTGCTTGTCAGTGCCTTCGACCGTCCTGGCGTCCACGATCTTTGACGCCCAGAACTCCCGCTTACTGTTAAACGCCTCGTAGAAGTACCCGGTGTTGCGGCGCGGGTTGGAAAACGCCAACCAGAAGCGGTTTGGTGTGTTCTCGGTAAAGAATCCACTGGTCACCGCCCAGATCGAGTCGTCAATACCACTGGCCTCGTCGAAGATCACCATCACGCCGTCGAAGTTGTGCACGCCAGCGTAAGCGTCTGGGTTCTCAGCCGACCACAGCCGCCCCTCAACGCCCCAGTATCTGGTGCCCTTCTTCAGATCGCGCTCGACCAGTTCCGTCAGCCACTTGGCTGGCATCAGCCTAGTGGCTGATACCTCGAACCAGTGGCTGTTGATTGACATTGCCAGCCACTTAGTCAGCTCGGCCCAGGTGATACTGCGGAGCTGACTCTCACTGTTGGCCGAGATGATGGTCGTCGAGCCGATGCGCGTGGACAGCATCCAGTCTGTGATCCAACTGACCAGCGCCGACTTGCCAATACCCCGGCCAGAACTGACCGCCAGGCGCAGCACGTCAAAGTCCAGCTTGCCGCCGTTCTTCTTGATGTGCTCGGCCATAGTCGCGAGCACCTCGCGCTGCCACTTGCGCGGGGCAGTGAAGTGCTCCAGTGGCGTGCCCTTGACGCCCCACGGGTAGGCAAACATCACGAACGCCAGCGGGTTGTCCTTGATGGCCGGGCTCCATAGCCGAGCCATTAGCTCCTGCTCATCCTGCGCGCTGTAACGTGTGGTCTGCATGTTGTAGCACTTGGCTTGGGTTGTTCTCGATGACGTCAATCACGCGCCGCTCGGCCTCTTGTAGCGCCGCCGTGATGCTGATCGACTGATTCACATCTACTGTGATGGCCTGCTTGGCTACCCAGCCGTGAACGTTCTGAAGGATCGCCAACGCCGCCTTAGCGTCGCCCTGCGCTGCGGCGTCGTGCAGTAGGTGACTCATTTCCATCTCGCCCTCTGCGCGGCCTTTGAGTTCAGCGTACTCCGCGATCTCGTCAAACTGCTTGAGCCTGGCGTACTCCTTGGGCAACATGCCTGCGGCCAACGCCAGGTTGTCGCCCTTGAGGCCGAGCTTGGCAGCCTTGTAGATGCGATGCAGCCGGTCCTCAGTCGCTTGCAACTGACGCGGCTCATATGGCAGGGTCTCGAACATGGGCCGAATATAGCACTTTTGCAAAAAATAAAAAAGGTTTGCAGCCCCTCCGCTGCCGTGACCGCCCGGCCGCCGGCCCTCCCCCTCCCCCCTGGTTAGCGGGCACTCACTCACATGGCCGGGCGGCCAGCAGCCGTGTGGTCCATGTGGTCCATGTGGGCAACGGGTTTGCAGTCGCACGGCTGAAAGCTAGCGCACCTGGATGTGTGGGTCATGTGGGCAATCGGTTTGCCATTGCCCACATGGACCACAGTTTTAGCGCCAGTTTGTGGGTCATCGCGTGGGTCATTGTTGGACTATGGTATTGACCCACAATGACCCACAAAAAAGCCTTTTAAAATCAACAAGTTACAGCCAAAAACGCGTTTGTGGTCAATGTGGGCAATCGCGGCGCGGGTTGGCGGCGGGCGTAGCAGCCATAGCTGTACATATATACAGTATATATATCTCCTTTTAGACTATACAACTCATTATCCACATTGACCACAAAGCCCATTTCCCTTCTGGCAACGTGTGGGTCACGCATATCCCCGCGCATTGACCACACGCTAACCACACATGACCCACAAACACCCTCTGATGTCGCAAACGTGACAACTAGGGGGCTTGACAAGGTAAGAGATTCCCTTACAGTAAGGGTTCCCCAACAACCCAGGAGCAAACGACATGACACCTAAGCAGCTAGCCAAATGGATTGACAGCTTGCCTGCCGCGACTGAGATCTACATTCAGGACGACTGGACCGCGCAACAGCGCAGCGCAGTCCAAGCTCGCGTAAGCGCCGACAAGGCGCGCTACGCTGCGCTGCTTGATGCGCTACAGCTGGTCGACGCAAGCCTTGCTGGCGTAGCCGAAGACTGCGCTATTGAGAACCGAGAAGGTGGGCTTGACTATGACCGCCTCGGCCATTGGCGCGAGATGCATCGCCATCTTTCAATCACCGCCGGCATGATTTGGGAAAACGCCGGTCGTAACGTCAACACCGAAACCGGCCTGTCGGTCTATTAATCATGAACGCAGTCGAAATCGCCAAAGCCGCCGAGGCTAGCGCAGTCCCCTTCAAGACTGTGCTGGCTCCCGAAATCATCCGCGCCGTCAAGCTAGCTTATGTGGCGCAGTGGCTTGCAAACCAAGACGACAGCACCGACGGGCGCATTCTTGCGATGCGCGCTCAGGACGCCGTGCATTACATCAACACCGGAGCAACAGCATGAAAGCCTACATCGCCGCAATCCGCGCCGCAGACCGCGCCCTGCGCGCCTACAAGCGCAACCCGACAGACGCAAGCTACGCCGCCTATTGGGCAGCCAGCACCGCAGCCATTCAAGCTCGCGCGGCGTACCGCGCAACCCGTTAACTTACCAGGGAGCAAACGACATGACACTTCGTTCAATTCACAATCCATTATTCGGGCAATTCAGCGACGCTGAGTTGACCCAACACTATATTGACGCACGCGCCCACCGCAAAGCGCTAATCGAGCGCGCCGACAACGGCGAAGATTTGGACAGCCAGATTGATGACATTGATTCTCTGCTGTTCCGGATTGATGATGAGCTTTGCGCCCGTAATCTCGATTTGCCCAACTAACCTTCAACCCGCGCGGCCCGAGCGCCGCGCATCATTCAGTAAAGGACAGACCATCATGATCACCCCTAGCAGTTTCACCCGCATACGCAACGACATAAACGGCAATCCTCGCCATGTGTGTTATTTCCTGCACCTGGACGTCCACGGCTGGCAGTCCAACATCGGACTGTCCGAGCGTTACGCCATAGCCTGCAAGCTCGCCAACAGCCTAGGTGGGCGCAAGTACCACACTAAAGCCTATGGCGGTGGGATTGTTTTCCAAGAATATGACGGTTGCCTGCAATCCTTGTGCGACCGTATCAACCAGCTAACCCAGCGCGAGGAGGCGGCAGCATGAAAACTTTCGAATGGTCCGACTTGTGGGCAGCTATGGACGCGCAGCCCGACCAATGGATTCCGACGACAGAAGCTATGTACTGGGAAATGTTGGAAGTGCTGCCGCCTCGCAAGATGGTAGGCGATAGCTTCATGGTGGGCGAACCCCTGCGCCATAACAGCAAAGGCGAGGCGGTGCACGCTTGCTTCACCAAGTTTGGCGACACCTACAAAGCCCGAAATTTAACCCTGGCCGAATTCATGGCCGAACATGGATACATCAAAGCATGAGACAGCACTACCAACCCCGCCCCGTGCGCCGCGCCAGCGCCGCGCTCGACTTCCTCGCCGCGCTTGTCGTCGGCCTTGCCTTGGCCGCGCTCGGTCTGGCTTACTTTGACATTCTCTGGAGCTAACAACATGATCACCATCAACCACAATCGCGCAACCCTCACGGTCAAACCCGAAAACGCCGAGCCGACGCGCGCGTTGCTGGCCCTAATCGACAAATCCAAAGGGCGCAAGGGCGCCAAGTTGACCCGGCCAAAGGGCCAGGCCAAGCACGACAGCAGCAAGCGGTCCTATCCCGTTTTTCAGCCCGGCATGAGCACGGCGGAATATATCCGCCAGTACACCAGCCTAAACCGCTATCTTTTTGTCGGCACCTACGCTGAAGACAAGATTCTGTCCTATATGCACGCCGACCGACCCGCGCCCATGCTGGACCCTTTAATCCCTGAAGTTGAGAAGCTGCCATGCTAACCACTATTTCGCACCTATACCGATACGGCGAGATTGAGATTGATTGTGAGCTGGACTATGAGCCAGGCTATCGTGAGACTGACATAGATCCCGCATGGCCGGCCTCGGCTTACATCCTAAGCGCCAAGGTGGGCGGGATCGACATACTGCCCCTGCTATCGCCCGGCACGGTGCAAGCCATCGAGGAGGCGGCGGCATGGGAGCAATCCTGATTTGCGGCATAATCGCCGCACTGCTAGCGGTTTTCTTCGACCTCTAGGCAGTTGCCTTTTAGCCCCGGCGCAATGCCGGGGTTTTTCTTTCTGTAGACGCCGAAGGCGGATGCAGTGTTATTTGACCCGCACCATGAGCGGCGATGCGGGTTCCTCGACCAAATCGCGCAGTTCTGACTTACTATGCGTGACCATGTCAGGCGCGCAGAAAACGTGCTTGCGGCCATCGTTAGCCCGAGACTTGAGCCGACCGCAGTCGATCCAGCCGGCCTCCTTAAGCGCGTGCAGAAGCGCGGCCTGCGGTACTTTGACGCCAGACGGCGCAGAGGCCGCCACGCGATCGCAGAGGCTATGAAAAGGGCTACCGACCACCCCACGGGCAAACTCACCCCGACGCGCGCGCATCATTTCGACCAAGTAACTCTCGGCAATGCTCATGCCATGCTCAACCAAGTTAGCTTTAAATTCCGTCCAGCCTGGCGCAGCGGAGGGATTGAACGCCGACACGTCACGGGCGCGCAGCCAAGCGGCGATCGCCTCATAGCCGCCGGCCTTGTACCATGCCCAGAGCCGGGCGGCGGCGTCTGGCGCCATGCGAGGCGCCGACGACCAGACGCAGAACCAACGGCGGTCCTGACTGTCGATTGTGATCGGCACCGGGTCATTGCTGAACGCCAGCACGAACATGCGATTAAGCGAATCGTACGGATGCAGCCCCTTGCGGTTAACCGTGAGCATATCGGGCGGCGCGGCGATGATAGGCTTAAGCTTGTTAGCCAGAGCGCGGCGCTCCTTGGCCTCTGGCTCTTTAAGTTCGTTCAGGATGAGAATCTCCGACTCCAGCGCGTAGCCCCACTGTGACCCAAGAGTGTCGTTGTCGAGCAGACCCCGGTTCTTGAGCTGGGGGCCGCAGACGGCCCAGATGAACGGCGCCCAAAGGGTGTCTTTGCCGCAGCCCTGATCGCCACCATGCAGGACCGCGTGGTTGATCTTGATCTCCGGGTGCTGGACCTTATAGGCCATGACGTCCCAGATATGCTCGCGCTCGGACGCCTCGGGCACCAGCGCCGCGCAGTGATCCAGCCAGGGCGCGACGTCGGCGCCAGCGTCGGCCTCAATGGCCGGGCGGGCATCGCGCCAGCGGTTACCGTACACGTCACCGTCACGGGCCACCAACACGCCCTCGCCGGCGGCGTAGGTGATACCGACCAGGGCGCGGGCGCCCATCTCTTGGCGGTTCTCATCGAAGCAATACGACGCCTCTATCTTAGGCTTCTTGCCGAACAGGGACCGGCATTCGATATGGCGAAACAGGGCGTTAAACGTGCTACGGCTGATCTCGCGGCGGTCTTGCAGGTCGAAGTAATGGTCGCCCTCTTGAACGTAACAGAACCTCGCGTACCACTCGGCGCGTGTGGTGCGGCCCAGCTCTTTGCGCTCGACCTCGGCGATCACGCGCTTTGCCTCGTCTGGGAACGCCTCGGTGGGGTGCAGCTTGTTCAAGGCGTCGGTCATCATCGACGCCAGCAGCTCATCGCGCAGGCCAGGGGCGTGGGACGGGCCACCGTTCTCGGCCACCCACGACAAAAACGCACCCGAGTCCAGCTCAGTGCAGTGGCCGTGGTAGCAGCAATACGCGCGCATGGCGGGGTTGTAGCGGCCCTCAGGCGAGCCGTCGGTATGCTGCGCCTCGTTGGGGCAGATGATGCCGGCCCAACCCTCGGCGTTGGGCTTACGCAGCACCAGCCCTTGGCCTGACAGCCAGGCCAGCACGTCATCGGCGCCGTCGTCGGACACGCGGATCGGGCGAAAGGCGGTCACCTCCTCATGCGGGGTGACGCCGAGCGCTTCGCAGATTTGCGGGAGGGTGAATTGGCGCTCGGGGTGGAACTCGACAAGGCGCGAGGCGAAGCCGTCGCGGCCGGGCTTGATGTTGACCGACCCCGGCAAGCGAAAGTTACGCACTGGGTTGATCGCGCCAGCGTCGCTGTAACCGG